ACGCACGAATAAATTCAGGACGATATTCGAAATTCAGCCTCATCGGAGGATTGCCTACCTCTTCATATGACATGACGTGACGCAGACCTTCCTTACCAATACACGCCGTAATATCAAATTCGTCGTTCGGATTGTTTATATATTCGATAAGAGACGGATGAGGATAGACAATATTCAACGCTTCCAACGGTTTTTGAACAACCGCATAACCGATCGTGTCCATGTTTTCAAATGACGGGAAATCTACTGATTCAACAACGGTTGTTTCATCAATTACACCGCTTACGCCTCCTGCTGCTTCTGCCGCGGCGCCCTTGCCCTTGCCCTTGCCCTTGCCCTTGCCGTTGCCCTTCCCCTTGCCTTTACCGTCGCCTTTACCGTCTTGTGCTTCTGCTGCCGCTTCTGCAATAGCCTTTTTTCTTCGAGCCATCGCTGTTTTCTTATAAATATACATCGCTTTCATGTCGCTAATAATAAACCGATACGCGGCTTCTTGTATATCGCCGGCTTGTGTCATAAATACATCAATATGTTCAATCGGTTGTTCGATATGACGTCCATTAAGCTGCCTACGCGGATAACCTCCGGCTCCGGCTTCCCCTGAGAGTCGCGCGAGCAGCGAGAATTCGGGGGAATGTTCTCTCGGATACACTCGATAAGGAAATGTATATGGATTTTCACCACGAACGAACGACACATATCCGGTTGCTTTACGGACAAGAAGCTCTTTTCCTATCTCTCGACCATCTGAGTCTACACGAAAATTACCGCGTTCATCAAACACATCCGCGATATCGATGGTCGCCCGACGATCGTTTAGGTTCATAAGATTAATCAGCCATACAATTTCTTTATAACTGTTATACATTGGTGTTCCCGAGAGAAGAAGCAATCGCACATTATTCACCTTCTGGACTATCTGGAACAATATCTTCGCCACGCGTTTATCTCGGTTATCGTCTGTAATACGAATATTATGAACTTCATCGATAATAATCAGTGTATTTGCGAATAATTTACGCAATTTTGCTACAGATAGTGTTTCAATCGCAAGTGTCTCCATTTCGGCCGCCTTTGCGACATCGGCAGCCGACTTACGCCCTTTTTTGGCGACGCCGACACTTGCTCCAGCAGGCGCTTTACGACGAACTTCCTGTATGACAGCATCATCTTGCGAAATTCCGATACTTGACGCATGCGTGCGCGCATAATTTGCGAATTCGTTATAACCAAAAAACAAATAGTGGGATGAAATAAGCCGTCGTATCTGTTTAATGATTTTCTCGCGCGTCAGCCCTTTCATATTCATCGGGTTGATTTCCTTGATGAATTTATTTCCTGTGCACGCTCGAATATTCCACACACCCGGCTCAATCTCTCGGAGTTCGCGTTCATCAAAGAGCTGAAGCCGGAAATTTTCCTGAACATTTGGTGACGCAATCACCATAATTTGTTGCGTAATTCCCATTTGTTTCATATAATCACGCATCTCTTCCGCAACACTAATCGCAGAACATGTTTTTCCTGTGCCCAATCCATGATACAATAACAAACTATTATACGGTGTCTCCACCGAGAGAAAATTACGAACAAATTGCTGGTTCGGCGCAAGTTCAATCTGCGCATTACATAGAATATCTGCCTCTTTCTCTACATTCTTCGCGTTATCTACGTCCATCTTTGTATCGAAAAACTCTTTGCGTAAGGCGATTTTAGTATTAAAATTCGGATCGTTTAGGGTTGGGTAAAGACCATTTGTGGCAGCAGCAGCGATCCGTGATCCTTCACCGTGACCGTCACCGTCATCCTCGACATCGCCGTCATCCGGCAAAATACCAATATCATGGATTATCATCTCTCGTTCAAGTAATTCTTTTTTTAAAAGAAGTTTGTTGAACTCCTTACTAAATGGATTATCGATATCTTCTGGTTTGAGGCGTTTACGTCCTTCTTCAAGTTCCCGCTTCATTACCGTGATCGCTGTTTTCGGGTCAGAACGGTCTGTCTTTACTGCGGCGGCGGCGGCGGAAACGGCGGCTTTGGGTTTTTCACGTGGTATCTTGCGCGGTTTTTTACTTCCCGCGATCGATGACGCATTTTCTGGCATCACCGCAAGCGCAGCCGCGGCAACCGAAGCAACGGACGGTCCCCCCGACGGTTGTATTGTAACTTCTATAGGTAATTTTTCTTGTTCGTCGGCCATAGGTAGCTATCCCTCTTATGTATCGTAGCTATTATTTATAATGACCCTTTATATAATTACACGAAATAAAAAGATCATATCACCTTAAAATATCTGGTAACGGGATAGTATGTTATTGATTTTACGAACGATCCCGATTTTTTCTAAATTGTAAGGTCGTATCGTTTGAATACATTCGCTGAATGACATCCATTTCATGAGACCAACCTCCATAATGTCATGCGCCTTTTTCGGTTTCTTATCTAAATCCACCATCGCAAGAAAATACTTCTGTTTATAACATTTCATGTCTGAACCCATAAATATTTCTTCAAATGGAGCAATATTCTGAATAACATTATCGGTTCCAATATCATAACCTGTCTCTTCTAGGCATTCACGTAAAGCACATGGTAGATCCTTTTCGTTATAATTTCGCCGGCCTTTTGGAAAACCCCATTCAGTTTCGGTCCAACGTGTCGTTGAATCGTCAATAAACTGGTGAAGCGTCTTTACACGTCCGTCTTTTGTGCGTATTCCGCCAAGAACTTGCCGATATTTTTCAAACGAAATATGCTCTTCATTTTTATACTGACTACCTCGCGTATATTCACCCCATAATAATCGCCATAACTGTTCGAAGGTTAGTCGCAATAAATTCGCCTTTTCAGTCATGGTCATCTCGTCGATGATCCGTTGTATATACGCTTCGTCATTCAAAGAATATTTTCCGCGAACAAAATCAACAAATCCAAATGAATCTCGGCGACGTATCATGAGAAACTCTGGTCCTGTTTCACCACAACGAAACGCAATCACGCCTATACTTGTAATCGGTGCGCGACAATTATTATATACATGATTTGTCCGGTTACAATTATTACAGAAATACTTGTTTGTTTCGCCGTTGTTTACCGATGGTGACGTATGATTACTCGTTGCGCATGCGCCTCCCGTTGTAGAATGTTTCGATCGTTGATTTCGTAATTGGGTGATTTCAAGATACGATAACGCTGATTTAGGATTGTTTACCTTCGATGTTTCAGTTGGTTCTTCTTCAGTGACACAATTTTCTTCCATCTTTTGAATTTCGCTTATCGTAGTTCTATTGTTGTTTTTATGTCGTTTCATTATAAACAATCGATGATCAAGCTCGACGCGAAAGTATGGGGGCCACATTACTGGTTCCTTTTAATGACGGCCGCAGTAAATTACCCGGATCATGTGAATGATGTCACGCGTAAAAAGTATTACGACTTCATCCAAAACTTTTCGATGTTGATACCTGATCCAGAAATGTCGTCTGAGTTTGACCGAATGCTGGGTAAATATCCGGTCACGCCATATTTAGACAGCCGCGATTCATTTATTCGCTGGGTTCATTTCATTCATAATCGATATAATGTTCTATTGATGAAGGATGAAGTGAGTTTACATGATGCTCTCGAGAGATATTATTTACACTATCGACCACGGTCTGTCCAAATCTTGGAAGAACTGAAATATCGAGAGAAGCTCGTGTATTTGTTATTGTTGGCTGGGTTGGGGTATGCGGCGTATTACTATCATAATCGGTAGCGAAATATTCGAGACTATATATAACTTACCAACCAACCAACATCAAACCATCCGCAGCAGACATGGTAAAAACCGAATACATCGTATTTATTATTACGGCGGTTCTTATCGTCAACACATACTATGATGGCCAACCGTTAAAAATGTTTCAGAGTAATCAAAAGTGGATTAAGATGGCGACATTTGGATTTATCGGTCTCTCGCTTTTCATATTTTTACGCCGAAATCCAGAAAACTCTAGGCAATTGTTGTTTCATGCGAATGATATCATTAAGTATATGCCGATAAGTAAGGGAACAGCTGATATGATAACGCCGTTTTTTGATATGACGGGGCGTCCGCCGGGGGTTCCGCCCCCCCACGACGGTGGAGCGATGGGCGGAGCGATGAGTAGTGCGATAGGTGGTTCAAATACAGGATCACATTCAGCGCAACCCATCGCATCACCGTCGTGGGGGGGCGGAACCCCCGGCGCAACCCCCGCTGAGAGACGCTTGCTCAACTCCGGCAAAAACTCTAGCAAGCGTAGTGTAAGTGAAACAAAGAAAAAGTATGTCGCCGCACAACAAGGTTGGAAATGCGGTGATTGTCAGCGGCAGCTTCCCGCTTGGTTCGAAGTAGATCATGTCATCGCTTTAGAGCATGGTGGTTCTAACCACATCGATAATTTAGTCGCTTTATGTCGGGATTGTCACGGGAAAAAGACCGCGATGTCATTTTTATAGATTTACGTGTCGTAGTCAGGCCGACATTATTATATCTTATAATTATAACGGTGTTGTTATCATTATAATATATAATAACAGAATGTCAGGAACACCAACATCAACGGCATCAAGCTCTATTTTAAATCCAGAGACCGAAGAAGGAAAAAAGGAAACAAATGCCATATCTTCGATCGAAGAATCGTTCCATATTAAAAAAATACTGAATTATCTACCTATCATCGTGATCGTGATTATAGTATTAATTGGTTTTGTTTCGTCGGAATTGATGACTTCAAAAGGAAATTGGCCAATATTTGTATCGCTTATTCTTACATTTCTTTACGTGCTGTATATTCATTCTATTTCTCCGAATAAGTTTATTGTCATGAAAGATTCCGATGAGACGATTCTCCCATCGCCGCCTGATGCCATTTTTAATATATCTGATTCTCTGTCTAACATCGGTATTCGGATTATATTACCAGTATGCCTATTTATTCTCGGATTAGGTATGGGGTTTGGTAGTATTCAAGCATCAGAAAAGGTAAGTAACGTTGACCTTACACGAAGCATGATAGGGTTTGGTTCTATTTTATTGATTGGTGGCATTATAATCGCGTTATATAAAAGATTCGGGCAAAATCTACCATTAAGTGAATGGATTCATTACATCATTATATCGATTCTCGTTGGTGTGCCGATGATTGTTCGTGGAAATGAAATCCAACAAACGATGGATAAGGTCAACGATGATCCATTATCGAGTAAAGAAAGCAAGGAAAGTTTCTCAAAAACAACCGCAGATTTAATACTAGGTTTCGGTTTATTTTTCCAGATCGCTTTCTTTTTGGCAGTTGGTTATTTTATTTGGAGAAATACAAATTCAAAGGGTTTAAATCAAATTGGTAAAATCGCAGCAATAATCGCGTTCGTGTTAGTCATAGGAATACCTGCGAGTATATTCTTAGCTGCGAGTCAAAAAAGTCCTGGTATTGCCGGAGCTCAGGATTTAACTGAATATGGCCAAAAGGCATTTCTAGTTCACGGTATCGTATGGTTTATTGCTTTTATCGGTTTGATCATTACGACACTCGGACAAAGCTCGCAAATTACTACGCATAAATTTCTAATACCGATCGCACTCGTGATTCTAGTCGTCGTCGCGTATATTGCTTTTCCGAGTATATTCGCGGCATATAATATCAAAGAACCGTCCGCAACCGACGTTTTAAATAAAGAGAATAACCCGAACAACGAATTCGCAAATAGTGGATATTATCAACAACTACGTCAAGAAGTCATCAAAGAATTACAGAAAAAAGATCCGAATAACGTAGTAAATGAAGAAGTGATTAACTCCGCAATACAAGCCCGTCTTGATCAAGATAAAAAGAAAACATTTGAACCGATGAACGCAATGTTAAGTGTTGTTTCAATATTATCCGTAATCATCTCTGTATTTATTCTTATGTGTTATAATGTTCGGTTGAAACTGGCAGATTGTGGGAACATACCAGATTCATTCAAAGATTGGTGGAAGGACGCGCTGATATACACAACCAACCTTGAATGTGGTAACGTCAACAAAACACTTGCCGAAAAAGATATTCTAGAGAAAATCAGAAAAGATAAAATGACATCAAATGATTGGGACAAAATATTAACAGACCATTCCGATAAAAGCAGTCTCTTTATTCGTTTTGCCAAATGGTTTTCGATGATTCCATTTTTGTCGGTTATCTTACTCGTGATGTGGGTCTCCGTTCTTTTTACGAATGTGACGACTTCACCAAAAACAAGTGATTGGATCGCAAGTAAATTCACCGGTGACATGTTTCCTCGTGTGAAAGAACTGATCGACACATTTTTTATTGTTATTATAGTCGGTCTTTTGTTATGCGCGATTTTATTGCTTCCGATGGTGAAGGAAATGAATGTAGGCGGCCTTGATTCAATACTGAAATTCGCCGAGTCGGTTCAAGTGTGGCAATTCAACAAAAACGACGATACATCAGGAAGTGTAAATAAAGGCATATTCGGTTCTATTGTATTATTTTTGATATTAGTTGGTGGTGGTCTCTCATGGTGGTGGCATTATTTACGTGTGGACAAGCCATCACAAGAATCAAGAACAGGCGCAAGCTTACCGGTTGTCCCTGAAAACTGGGGTTGGGCGATCGCGTTTGTTATTCTTCTAGCGATATGTGCGATGCCTACTGGATATCACATGTGGGCAGGCATACATGACGACTTTAAAAACGAAAATTTTCTGAAAAAAGGCGTGCGTTTGCTACTTACAACCATATATTTAGTTCCGTGGTTGATTGTCGTATTATTTCGTGCGATTATTTATGGTATCGGTTCTTTGACGGGTAATAAAGATTTTGCGGATAAACGCGATGAAGAACTTGGAAAATTAAAATTCTGGCAATGGAAAGCGGATGATATCGATCTTCGTATGTTTCCTACGGACAATACACCACCGACACCTGCGAGTGTAACATCTGTTCATAAACAAGCTACTGATGATGCTGCTGCTGCTGCTGCTGCCACTGATTCCGAACCCTCCATCCCCACCGGTTCCACTATCCAATCCGAATCCACCGGAAACAACGAAACAAAAGTCGGCGCAATCGGACAGCTTATCAAAGTTTTATTACTGACAATATCATTCGTGATTCTCATCCTTGCGATCGTCTATTATGTCTATAAGATTGATGCCGAGTTCGTGAATAAAGGTGATGGTGCAGAGACAGTCGCATCTGGAGGTATCATGGCGAATCTGAATTCGCCTACAGCACAAGTAATCTATGTTCTTCTTGCGATTGTCGCTATCGCCGGAGGTGTCGCTATGCTTCGAGAGAAATTCAAGACCGCCAACAATAACAAAACGCCCGAAAATTATTTGTTTGATGACATGAAAACCGAAGACGAACAAAAACCACTTCGCCAACTTGCGTTTGGTGCTACCCATATTGTATATGTGATCTTAATGGTGATTGTCTGGATTTATGATCGCGACAAAGATGATAAAAATCGTATGTCGGTTACTGGAATGACCATTTTAGGTATCGCCATTCTCTTTTTTCATTATGGCCTAGAATTCATCGACACATTAAATCCGGGAAAAACGATCGGAGGAACCGACAAACCCTCCGTGGCGGATGTATTCAGCAACGTCCGCTTTATCATCAATACCGTATTTTTTATTGTATTGTGCGCACTTGCCTATTATAAACAACACAGCGTAATGGTTGTGCTTATTCTGGTGATGTTCATATTTCATCTTACAAAATCCGCGATCGGGTTGAAATTGCTGAAGTTATTGTGGTTAGGCATTATTTTCATTCCTTGTTTATTTTTGGACATGATTCAATCATCACAAACAATCATGGGTGATACTACACGACCTATCTGGATTATCGTCGCAGTCGAGTTACTTCTGATTGCGATATTATATGGCGGACCTTACCTGTTGAACTATATTGGGGCATCCGCGTCTCAAATCGTTCACGCTCCTGTATCGTTGAAACAGAAGTATGATACCAATTTGAATACACAGAGCCCGCAAATTTTCATTTACCATAATACAGGTATTGACCGATCACCGGAAGATAAAGCCGCCAACTGTCCAGTTGAAGAGAAAAAGCGTTACAATTATTCTATTTCGGGGTGGTTCTTCTTGAATAATGCGGTAGCTTCATCAAATAAGGATTTAGAGATATTCGATTTCGGTGGTGTTCCAATAATGACTTATAATAAATCTACGACTGAATTGAAATTGTGGTGTAATACTCTTGATATGTCAGGTGGACCAAAATCGACGCGCACTCTGATTTACAACTCAAAAACAAATTACAATACGATTATTGCTGGGAAATCAAAAGAAAAAATTGACCAAATTCGCATGTTGGTGGATAATGACGATGAACTCGATGTATCAATCCCCCTTCAAAAATGGAATTACTTCGTCGTGAATTATAATGGAAAAACGATGGACTTTTTCATGAATAATAAACTATTGGTTCGTAGTGATTTTATCATGCCAGATATCACTATGAAACCGATTACTGTCGGTGATACAAACGACAATAAGGGTTTGAATGGCACCATATGTAATTTAGCATTTCATAAAGTTCCACTTACAAAGGAACAAATGCGTTGGACATATACGATGCTGAAATCGCAAAATCCGCCTATGATCGGAATGAAGACGATTGAAGATGAAGTCGGCGAAGTTGGAACAACAACCGTATATTCGAAGTAAATAATATATCTAATAATTATAAATATATACAATAATTATACGAAGAATATGAATTCAAAATTAGTTCTAGCGATTGTTATTATTCTCTTGTTGTTATATGTGATTTTTAAAGCTTTGACAACAACATATACCACTTTAGGTTCGATGCAGAAATGGGGGAATAAAACGACACTTCAAGGATCGAATCTTCCAAGTAGTTTTAAGGCGAATAGCGCAATATCGATTTGGTTTTACATTAAGAAGTGGGTAAATGGCGCGAATATCGTCAGTTTTCATACAGGTGGAACGGGTGACGTGGCTTCCACCATGTTTAAAGCGCAGTTCAAGGCGAACACGAATACAATACAGATCTTCCCAAGGTCCGGCACGAGTGATACGCAATATGACTGTGAAATCGCCGAGTTTCCACTTCAAAAATGGGTGAATCTTATTATTAGTTTCAACGGCTCAGCGATGGATGTATATGTCGATGGCAAGTTAGTAAAATCATGTGTTGTAAATCAAGGTTCACGTCTTCAGGAAACCCAAAGTATTGTTTTAGGCGATGATGCCGCCGCTGTTACTTCGGCAGATGTCGGTTTTATTACGAATGTGAAACTTAAAGCGGCACCGATCGCACCGCAAGAAGCATGGGATATTTATTCTCAAGGTTTTGGTGGAAGTCCATGGAGCGACCTTCTCAATAAATATAAGGTGAAGTTAAGCTTCATCGTGGATAATCAGGAACAGGCAAGTGTAAGCACCTAATTCATTTATTAGGAGGATGATGTAAGTGACGTTCTTGTCTCTATTTCAGACTTGATTATAAAAACACAATCTAATGATTTGTATAGATTGTTTTTTTATTCGATTATATTAGTAAGAAATATATAATAATGAGTGAAACCAACGGCGATAGTGGCGGCGGTGGATTTTTAAAAGGATTAACATCTAGCTTTTCGAATCCAAGTGATGCTGGATTATCATCGAGTGGAGGTATAAGCAGCGGAAGTAGTGGCGGAGGTTTTGGATTACGTGAATTCATGGAGTCGAATAGTCTTGTAGCAAAATTCGCATTTATTTTAATGGTCTTTATCATATTTTCAGTAGCTGTAAAATTGTCGATTATCGGTTTATCGTATTTACTGCTTCCATCGATGTCGCCATTTGTCCTTGATGGAACCGCAAATACGGAGGATATGGCGATCACTGTTTCACAAGACCCCTCCAAAGAAGACTCTGTCTTTATATCACGATCGATGAACGAAGACGGTGGTTTAGAATATACATGGTCCGCGTGGTTTTATATTAATCAAGTTCCACTTAAAGAGGATATATATTCCAGAATCTTTAGCAAAGGTGGTGAAGGAACAAAAGGATCTGATGGAATATACTACCCGAATAACGCGCCAGGACTCTACATTCGTTTTACCAAATCCGTTTCTGATACAAACCCTGACCGCACCGATAGAGGTGTAAATGTATCTTTACTTGCGCTCGTAGATGTAAATGGTAAGAAGGACAACGAAGCTGATAAAAAGAAAAATCTGAATGAACAGCTCGTCGCAACTGATATTCCGATGAAGAAATGGGTGAATGCGGTCATTCGTGTAACAAACAACGTCATCGATTTATATATTAATGGGCGTCTTTCTCAGCGTCGTAAGACCGCAGGTATTCCATTACAAAATTACGGAAAGGTAAACATCGGTGAAAACAAGGCGGTCAATAGGTTTAGTGGTTATATATCAACCATACAATATTTTAATTATTCGATAGGTTCGAGTAAAATCAAGAGCATCGTAGACGAAGGTCCAAATATGAAGATGATCGCCTCGTCAGGAGGGTCAGAATCTACCAAGAATGTAGGCTCTTACTTATCAAACAATTGGTATATGCGATAATATTTTTTTACATTGACATATCAGCAATACTGGTGTAAAAAAATCTAATATGTCGGCGGTTGTTCCAACATGGACGCCATCATTACAACAAGATACGCCAACCGGTGATGTCTATTTTATAGGAGAATATAATCATCGGTATAATGTCTATTCCTTAAACTATACGACTACATTTAAACTTTTACCGGGGACATTCACATATCCGAGCACATTACCTGGTGTCGGTCCACGAGATACAGATATTCCCGCTTCTATTATTGAAAAAAGAAACACTCTTATCGGATTCATACCACTTATTAATATAACTTCCAGTAATAATTACGCTGATACACCTATTCTATTTTCATTTCCAACAAATAATTACGCTATATCTGTTGAACGTTTGGACAGGGACTATTATGTAATTCCACAGCCATCTGGCAGTCCAGCAAATACGCCAAATCCAAATGGATTATATAAAAATCCTGGCGGAGAAAATATCCGTCTTCCTTATCGTAACGCTCTACTCATTAATGGAGTCTATGATAATTCTGGTGGATTTCGATATGACCAATCCTCGACGACCATACGCATGGAAATGAAACAGGCCAAAAAAACTGTCAACGACGTAGACGTATTTCTTGAAAAAAGTATTTTAGTTCCGCTTACCATTACAAAAGGTGAAACAGATATTAGTTTGAATACTCCGTTTACGGGGGTCGGTCGAAGTAAAGCCAATTCAATACCCGATAGTAACGGAAATATCGTGCGTGAATGGCTTGATGGTAGTATCGATTTGAATTTTCCTGACTTCGCAAGAACGACCCGTGAAAACATACAAACCGGCGCGCCTGATTATGGCGACGTTCAGTATTATTTAAGTGTCTCATTACCACGGACATTCACTCTAAGTAGTGAGTTCTTACAAATCTCTGGAAATCGCATCACTTTCATAAAAAGCACTCAGACAACCCCGACACAACTGAATCCAATACCCATTAAATTCCTTCAAGAAGAAACGCCGGTTTATAAAAGGTCGAATCAGCGAATAGGTGATATGGCCGGTTATACAAATACAATAAATATTATCATTAAAAAATCGACACCAACGTTCGCGAATCAAATACCTGAGATCAATAGCGACGATACAGCAACCATCTATAAACTACCCGATTTAAATAAAATGACATCTGAAGGTTCGTTTGTATTGACTCCACCAGAATCCAATAATAAAGAACCCAGCGGAATCATCACATTCAGTTCATCGAATGACAATCTATTAAAAATACGTGTAAGCGGAACCAGTGCTAGCGCTGTATACACGGCATACATGTATGGATCAGGAACGTCTACGGTCACAGTAACGCAAGCCGCGACCGTCAATTTCAACCAAAAGATCGCAACATTCAACGTAAACGTATTTGAAATAACGCCGGCTATTATCAATTGTAATACTAATCTCTTTTACACAAATCCATACAATCGCCAATTTTGGACACGGTTCAAGCCCGAATGTCGATCTTCTAATATGGTGAATAGTATAACTGGTCAGCCACTTACGGTAAGTGAAGTCGACGAAGTGTATGATATGCGCCGAAAAGCGGAAATATTGAAATACAACAAAAACGTGGGTGGTCTCACAAAAACGCAAAAATACGCAAAAGCTGCCCGTGGTGAACTCATGCGGAATATCGGAAATTCGTCGAGATATACGACGGACTCGGCGAATCCGTTTGCGTTGATTTGTCCTCCAACTTCAGCCGGTGGAAATAGTCGAATCTTATGCGGACTTACAACTGCCTGTGGTGTTCCCGGTCGAGAACGGTTACTATGTTACGATCCGTCCATCAATTTATACAATTACAAGCGCACTTATCAATACGAAGCCGGTCTTCAATTGACGTTGAATATACCAACCACAATTTTAACCGAACCAACAAATTTACGTATTAGTAATTATGATAATGTGAATAAACGTATTACGCTGACATGGGACGCACCTGATTCAAATGGCGGTTTTCCAATCACCGGTTACGTCATTACATATTCTACGAATAATAAAACATGGGCGCCTTATACAAGCGTATTTCCATACAAGCCTCCTCCAGGTGTTGTCCCAACATTTAACCCGATAAGCGGGGAAATTAACGGAAATTCGGTTGTTTTTCAAAGAATACCTGGGTCTGTTGAAATATTAGATAATACGGTCTATTATTTGTCAGTTTTTTCAGGAAATGAACGCGGTTTATCGAGTGTTCCCGCCACAATCACGGTAAAAACATCATCAGTTCCGTCAATCATTAATGACTTCGGCTTTACAAATACCGCGGACGAACGACAAAATTTGATGGTAGACTTGAAATGGACCGACCCTGTAAATACTGGAACTAGTGGTGGTGCGGCTGGCACAAGTGCAAGTGGCGCGGCAAACGCAGTTGGAGTCATTTCATCTTATAATGGACCACCCATTACCATGTATAATTTGTATTATAGAAAAGTTCCTGATACTACATGGACAAAAGAAACCTTGACTACAACGAATGTTATCATTTCAAATGTTGAAAGTAAATCTCGTCGTTATGTGTTACGCAACTTATTTAACGAGGGCAAGTATCAAATCAAAATAGAACCGATCAACAGCGTCGGAGTTGGACCTGAATCCGCGATTATTACAGCAAGAACACTAATGAAACCAGGTATTCCTACAAATATAACGATTACATCAAAATATGGTTTATTGCCGCCTACAATTACAGATATGTCACGTAATTATATTAATATTACATGGAACAAACCTGATACAGGCGGAACAGCAATAAAATACTATAATATCACGATTACACCACCATCATCACTTGGTTCTGGACTTACCTATCCATATAATATAAGTTCTACAGATACACGAACAACTTATAGCGCAGATATCGGTATATTGAATAACAATTATATAATCGACGGATCCTATTCTATTGTAATGGAATCTTATAATGGCTATCTAACAAGTAACGAAAGTGCTCGTATATTTTTAACGGTATATCCTACTTCCGCAAAAGCGTTAATAATCAATATTGAAGGGTATTATACGACATCAGGATTATCTTACGCAGAGATGACGTTTTCAATCAACACCCAATGGCAAGTTTCAAATCCAATAATTAAGGTAAGAGTAAATGGACTAAATGCCGTCCATGAAACGATTACAAATAGTGACAATCAGCCGATATCCGGTTCAGGTGATCATAAAATTCGTATTCCTTCGTCGATTTCTGGTTCTGAAATCATTATTGTCGGCACACAATATACTGTAACAATTAGTCTAATATATCAGGACGGCCAAACACAAATAAGCGAACCTTATACGTATATTCCAGAGATAAAGTATGTATCATTATAACGATCATGCCATTATTCTCTCAAAGTGGGGTCGATACAAATATCATGTCGAGAATAAACTTCTCCTGACATGCATTTATCACTTGCTTCTACTTGGAGACAACTACGAAAACCACGGTCTTCGCCAATATAACAGTAACCACCTTTACCACTTTGGTGTTTTTGGGTAACACTCGTGCTATCATCCGCGCGTGGTGAAGGTCCAGAATAATTACGAACGGCTTTATCTAAAAATGTATATTTTTCGACATCTGCGGTAGCATTAAACCCGGGTTTTTTATCGCTGCTGTTTGTTGCGTCAGGTGGCACAGGTGGGCGGTGTGTTTTCGAAATAGATTTCACTTTCTTCTTCGTTTGTTTTCCATCGTTGTCTTCGCTGTCACTGTCACTGTCACTGTCACTGTCGTCGCCGCGACTTACTGGAAGTTCGATATTGGTTGTTCGAGAGATGATTTCGCGTCCTTTCTCTTCCATCGTTTTGAAAAATGTCTTTATCTTATCGCCTATTTCACCCATTCCTAAATGAAAATCGCCATTCGTCGACAAACTACTCCACATAAACCAGATGATCACGGCAACAATCAACATCTTTATGAATGTCCAAATAGAAAAGAACCCTTCATTGTCAGATGCGGAACTGGTATTTGAATCGGATGTCTCGAGAGATATTTCGGGCATCTTCATATCTCGAAATGTTTCTTGTGCCTTTTCTTTTATACTTGATAATCCAGATTTTGACATCTTATAAGCAGCAGACAAGCCGCTATTTACGCGTTCATTATTGGTAGGTTCGCCAATTTTCGTAAATTTAAATGTTGGAAGTGACATTCTGTCTATATATACTCTAGATATAGTAGATATAGACATAAAATACTACTCGTATGGACTATATTTTTTAGGAGAGTTAGATTGTTGCGACGAATTGTCGTCCTTTTTTCGCACGATAGTGTTCATCGAGTTCAACGCCTCTAACCGCTTGATTGTGCGTTCTAAATCTCCATTTTTATCACCAGCATAACCAGCGGACGAGAATAAGTAGTCAGTATCGGGACTAATTTCGTGTTGTTTGATCTGTTTATAGACGGAGTTGATATTCGCAACTGCGGTTTCTATTACAAGACGATCATGTATCATCTCAATTTTACTATCATATTCAGCGGTTAAAAGTGATATCGCGAAATAAATGAGATAGCGCCGTTTTTTTCGAACAC